TTAGTTTCTACAAAAAAATGGGCAGATTCTCAAGAAAATGTTGCAGAAACAATGGGTATAAAAAAATCTTCTATACCTGCAGATGCAGCAGAACAAGCAAAGTTTACAGGAGAAATTAGAAAACGTGGTGGAATGGTTAAAAGAAAATTTGGAGGTCAAATAGGTACACCTAGAGGAGTTGGAGCTGCACTACGTGGCTATGGTAAAGGCTATAAGTAGTGCCTTTTAAATCTAAAAAACAAAGAACATATCTGGCTATTAATGAACCAGAAGTTTATAAAAAATTTAAAAAGGAAGAGCAAAATATGTATGGTAAAAAAATGGTAAAAAGACCTATGGGTGGTAAAGTATATAAAAATATTGTAAAAAAACCTATGGGTGGTAAAGTCTACAAAGTAGACAATTCAGGGCAACAAATGGTTGCTAAACAATATGGAGGAAAAATACATGGATAAGATTATGTCAAGACTAAAAGAACCATCATCATATTCTGCTATTGCAGCAGTATGTGCTATGGGTGGTATAGTTGTTCCTAATCCTATGTGGCAAACAATCTGTTTAATTGGTTGTGGTGTTGCAGGTGTTGCAGGATTTTGGATGAGTGAAAAAAAGAAATAGGAGTTAATTAATGTTAGCTGGTCTACCTGTTGAAATGCTTACAATGCTAGGTTCTAGTTTACTAGGTGGTATGATGACCATTTGGGGACAGAAAGCAAAAGAAAGAGCTAATCAACAGAAAATGCTTCTTGCTAGAGGTAAGTTTCAAATGGATGAAATTAACAAAGCAAGAGAATTTGACAACAAAGGATTTCAATGGACACGTAGAATTATTGCATTAACAGCAGTATTCTTTATCATTGCATTTCCTAAATTAGTTCCAGTATTTACTGATGTAAATGTTGTTCTTACATGGACAGAGTTTGAACCTGGTTTTTGGTTCTTAATAGATAAAAAAGAAGTAGTCATGGATAAAGTATTTAATGGTGTTATTATTACACCACTTGATACACATTTAATGTCAGCAATTATTGGATTATATTTTGGTGGGAGTTTAGTTAAGAAGTAATGGCTACACGAAAAAAAAGTAATATGAAAGGCTTGACCATAAAAGGTGGTTATAAAAGACCAACTAAAAAAGGTGCAGGCATGACAAAGAAAGGAGTTGCTAAATATAGAAGGCAAAATCCTGGAAGTAAATTACAAACTGCAGTAACAGAAAAAAATCCTACAGGTAAACGTGCATCAAGAAGAAAAAGTTATTGTGCACGTTCTGCAGGACAAATGAAAAAGTTTCCTAAAGCTGCAAAGAATCCTAATTCAAGATTAAGACAAGCAAGAAAAAGATGGAGATGCTAAATGTTAAAAAAACCTAATAATCCTGGTTTAAAAAAATTACCACGTAAAGTTAGAAATAAAATGGGTTATGCAAAAAAAGGTGGTAATGTACAAAGTAAATTAAAAGAAATTAGTTCTGCTTTAAATAAAGCATCTAAATTACATGCAGCTCATTCTAAAGTTTTAGCTAATATAATGAAAAAAATGAAATAATGGCAAAACTTTGTCCTAAAGGAAAAGCTGCAGCTAAAAGAAAGTTTGATGTATATCCATCAGCATATGCAAATATGTATGCATCAGCAGTATGTAGTGGCAAAGTAAAACCAGGTGGTAAAAAGAAAGTTAAAAAAGCTAAAGGTGGTGGATTACGTGAATGGGTAAAAGAAAAATGGGTAGATATAGGAGCACCAAAAAAAGATGGTAAATATCAACCTTGTGGTAGAAAATCTGCTAAAGGTTCTAAACGTAAATATCCTAAATGTGTTCCATTAGCAAAAGCAAAAAGAATGACAGCATCACAAAAAACATCTGCAGTAAAAAGAAAAAGATCAAAAGCACAAGGTGTAGGAGGTAAACCCACAAATGTAAAAACATTTGCTGCTAAACATGGTGGTACTCTTTTAGTTGCATCTTGTTATGATTAAAGGTTTTAAATAATGGCAACATCAGGTACATATAATTTTAATTTAGATATAGACGAAGTAATTCAAGAAGCTACTGAAATGATTGGTGGCGAAGAAACATTAGGTCATACACCTGCTTCTGCTAGACGATCAATTAACTTAATGTTAACTGATTGGCAAAACAGAGGTATTTGTTTATGGTCTATTAATACAACTGTAGTAACTGTAACTGATACAGTAGCTTCAGTATCTTTATCAGATTCTACAATAGATGCATTAGCTATTACATATTCAACAAGTGTATCAGGAACTGATATAGCATTAGAAAGAATATCACGAGAAGAATATCATAATGTTCCTAATAAAAATCAATCAGGTAGACCAACTCAATATGCTATTCAACGTGATCGTGATAATCCTACTATAATGTTATATCCAACTCCAGATAATTCTACTGGTGTTTTAAATATAGAAAAGTTTAATCAATTAGAAGATGTAAATAAATCTGCTGGACAAAATGCAGATATGCCTAAAAGATTTTTACCAGCATTAACATGTGGTTTATCATATCAATTAGCAATGAAAAGACCTGGTATACCAATGGATAGAATACAAATGTTAAAAGCAAACTATGAAGAAAAATTAAATTTTGCTATGGAAGAAGATAGAGAAAGAGCAAGTTTATTTATTAAACCTAAAATAGGATATATTTAATGGCATCTAATCGTAATGCAAGAGCTATGTGCGATTGTTGTGGTTTTGTTTATCCACATAGAATTATGCAATTAAGTAGTTATAATACATTAGTTTGTCCAACATGTTTTGATGGTGCATATGATTTAAAAAACCATCCACAAAATAGAATAGCAGATGTAAGAGATAACCCAGTAATACAAAACCCAAGACCTGATACAGGTGGTAGAAATTTAGAATGGCAACAAGCTAATTTTGATTGGGATGATTCTACAGTACGATATTGGAGTAACGCATGAGTACATTAACAAGTAAACAAATATCAAAAACATATAAACA